CGTGAGTGTTGACTTGCACGCCTGAAGCCGCCGTGGTGATGCTTGTGGCGTTTGTCGTTACTTGCCCAGCCGTCCAAGTGGCTGTCATGGTGGTGGTGGCGTAAAAATGCTTGCCTGTGTTTTGCGCTGTGTAGTTAAAGCATTCTTCATCCAGCACCAAATCCTGAGACACCCTCATGCGGTAATCTGCATCCGGTTCATATGGCCGAAGCGTCGTAACGCCCGTTATCGAGCCAGCGTCAACCTCGCCCATTGAGCGGGATGAGCCAACAAACGCGCCGTTTGTGTAAGCGTCAGTCTCCTGAATGACCTTCAGTTGGTTGTTTGCGTTGACTTCCGCAACGTTGCCCGATGTATTGCCTTCTACGCGAATTCCAGCCATGATTTACTCCTTAATCTGCCCAAACATATCGGGCCTGTACAGTCCCGGTTAAACGTAACTTGGTTGCCATTTGCCCAGTGAACCCGGTTGCAGCGGTCACACTCACGCATGACAGCGCCATATCATCTAAAAACGGCAAAAGCGAATGCTCGTAGGCGTTATGCGTTGCCGTGCTGCTAGTGCCCATCAGGTAGATTTCCACCTTTGAGCCTGCGCTTATCGTTGCGTCAGCAACCACGGTTTGAACGACGTTTGTCCCCGGCGCAGTGCCGAAGTCAAAAGTTATCGTGCCTTGTCCGGTTGCCATTACAGCCCCGCGCTAGAGTTCAATACGTCATGCGTCAAAGCGGTAACGCTCACCGAATCGCCCGCCGTGATGCTCACGCTTGACAGAATCAGGTTAGATGTAGCCGTGCCCACTGAGCCGTCGTAAACCACGGTTGTCCCATCCGAACTAAGCGCCCGGAACCATGAGGCCGTTCCCGTTGCGTTCGCGCTTGCGTCTGCTGTAATGGCGTTGAATGTCACCAAGCCGTTAACAGTGGCAGGGGCAGCAGTTGCGTTGAATCGCAGTTCAGCCAGCAACACTTGAGCGCCGATAGCTGTGTCAGCCGTCGCCGCTTGCGTGCCGTCGTAGATTCTTAGGTAGCCGTTATTCAGACGGGCCGAGAAGTTATCTCCTTGCCCGTTTACCGTGGCGTTAGCCATTTGTGTGTTTAGTGCCATTATTCCTCCCTCACTTCAAATTCACCAGAAGGCAGTTTTCGGCCCTTCCGAACCTTTGGCCTTGCCATTTCAGCAGCGGCCATTGCAAGTGATTCTGTTGCGCTTGCAAGTTTGTCAAGCCCTTCGGCCATCGCCGCCCCGCTTTGCTCTTGTGTCACGCGCATGGTTTCTCCTATCTCTGATACATCCAGATTGATTGCAGGCTTTTCAGCCGCTTGCGCGTTCATGCCGGCAATCTGTAGCTTGGTTTCCGCGTCAATTTGCGCTTTCATTTGCACGCGCTCTGTTTCAGCCTGTTGTTTCATGCCCTCAATGGCCTGAGCGCTTTCAAGCCGCATGGCTTCGAGTTGCTGCGCTTGCTGTGCCTTGAATTGCTCAATCATCCCCTGCGCCTCGTTTTGCGCCTGAGTCTGTGCGGCCTGAGTCTGCGCCCGCATTTGCTCCAATTGCATGGCAGCTTGTGCCTTAACCTGTTCCGGGTCTGGTGGTGTTGGTTGAGGTGGCTTAGGCTCGTTCATTTTCTGCACGGCCTGTTCCAGGGCATTCTCAAGGCTTCGCCCGCCTTTGAATGTCCTAACCACAAACTGAAGCACTTCGCCGATTAGCGGCCCAAGTTGCGGGGCTTGCTGCACCATCGGCACGGCATCACGCATCACACCGCCAAAAGCGGTCATAAATTCCGTCCGGCTTTGCTTTTCAGCCTGTTCATCCATTTCAACCAACGAATCAGCCGCTACCTCAATTCGGTAGTTCCTAGCAGGCTCTGATTTGATAAGCTGAATGGCTTGCTCTGCAAACTGAGCATCATCCGTTGCCATGATGCCGGACATTTCCACTAACCGATTGGGGTCATACAGGTCACACATCATCTGCGCTTTGATTTGCAGAATCGTGCTGGCAAACTGAGCTACATCAATCTGCATCCGCTTCAGGCGCAGCGTGGCATAGTTGCTCTTGATTTGTTGCGCTGTCGCTGTCTCGCTGGCAACGCTCGAACCCCGGATAATGTCAGACAGCCCGGTTACGTCATAAACAACCTGTTTCGCCTGTTCGCGGGATATGTAGCACTGGTTTAATGCCGCAATCACCATATCCAGGGGCATGAAATCGACCACGCCTTTAAGCCCGCCTTTTTCTGCGAATGCGGCCCAAGTGTCTACAGGGATAAGCTGATTGTCAGTCCCGGAACTGAGCATCTGCTGTACTTTGCTCTGCGTGGCATCGTAAACCCCTACAACCTTCACAGCTTCAATCAGGATTGCAATCCGCTGGGTTAGCAGGTCGATTTCCTCGGCTTGGTCTTGGTACAGCGAGAAGTCAGCAACCGGGCAGAGCGTATCAGTCGTTTGCGTGGCGTACAGTGGGCGAGGGCAGGGCCAAAAGGCATCAAGCTGATACGGGTCTGCCTTCTCTTCCAGAATCTTGTCAAACCCTTCAGCGACAAAAATAACTTTTTTGCCTGTCCTGTCCCATATCTCCCATACCACACCCTTTTTCATGGATTCAAGGTCGCCCTCGCTCATGCCTTGATTCTTGAGTTCGTCCATGCCGCGTGGCTCATGGGACAGCGGGACGTTTTTAAACTCTTCGCCGAACCGGTCTTCGCCTTCGGCTTTGGTCATGTAGGCACGCCTGGCGCACCAAGTCACCTCTTCCCACGTCCTGGCTGGAGAATGCCTGAAATCCTCCCAATACACATAGTCAACCGCTGCACAGGTGTATGTGTCGCCCTGTTGTTCCCGCTCTTCCAACCGCACCCAAGCAACACCACGCCCAGGCAATAGGCGGTCAAGCACCGCGCCATGATTCGCCCGGTCAAAGTCGCCGTAATGGTCAATCTCGTACTGTAGGGCGCGTTCGAGAATCTGCGCTGCCGTGCGGGCTACTGGGTCTTTGTCTTTGTTCCGGCGCTCTACTTGTGCCCGTGGAGTACGTCCGTACAGAGTGGGCAGCATGGTCTGCACGTTAGACCAAAGGATGTTATAGCGCTTTGCGCCGTCAATCCGGCTTGTGCGTTCGTCCCGGTAGCGCTTGATGATCTTTTTGCCAGATTTGACAAACTTCTCGTCCTCCTTCTTGGCCCCTCTTAGCTCATTATGCCAACGTTCCGCGCTCATGGCGTTACCGTGCAAGCCACGGCCCCGTTAGTCACAAAGGGGATGCCGTTGGAGTATGTTGCCATTGAGCCAGTTGATACGCACAGTGCGCCCGTGGAATTACAAGGCAAGCCATTCACATATTGGGTATTGGCCGGAAGTCCTGCGGTTGCGTCAACATGGATAACCTGGCCTGTCGCAGACATAAGCAAGCCGTTATTGCTTGCCACTCCACCAGATGCAGAAGAGCGGGCAAGCGTACCCAGCGAGTTAATCAGGATGCCATTGTTTACAGCGTCACTCCCAGCTACTGCGGCTGTAGTTAGCTGTATCTTGTCGCCAGATATAGGGAATAACATCAATACCTCTCTTTTTGGCGTGGCGTTTCGTTCCAAAGCACCTCAAGCGGCGCGGTAACAATTCGCCCGTTTACGCCCTTTGCGGCATATTCTACGGGTAAACCCTCGGTTTTTGGCATATTTTCGCTAAAAATCACGCATCCATAGCTAAAACCGTCGCCGTCATGGCTTGCCCAGTTGTGGTCAGGGTCGCCAGAAAACATCTTTCTTTCATCGTCCCAAAGATAGCCCCAAGCTCTCAACCCCTCTAATCCCTTCTCGCATTTGTCCGAGAATTCAACGCGCTGAATGATTTTCCGGGCTGCATTGATGCGGTCTGATTTGTGAGTGTTGGGAGTTATCCGCACCTTGTCAGCCCCGAAGTGCTTAATGAATATTTCTACCGCGCTGTGCTTGGCTGCAAAGGTCTTGGCCCTGGCGTCATGGGGTAGCCATATCGTGCCCAGTGGGCTGCGCTTGCCCGATAGCTCGTAGTCTGCCAGCTTATCAATCAACCGATCACACCACTGATCCGCATCCAGGCCAAACCCGCCGTCGTAGTCAATGATGCTGTACCCGCCTATCTTGGGTTGCCAGAACCACCACGTACTAGAATCATTGCGGCCAATGTCCGCGCTGATTTGCAGCGGTGCGCCGTCCGGGTCAAGTACCACATGCGGGCCAATCCTGCCCTGTTTCTCGAGCCTGCCGATGGCGGGTGCAAGGATAGCCCCGAGGTTTGCGGCGTCAAAACTGCACATGTACTCTTGGTCAAACTTCGCGCCGCCGTACTCTTCGCCAAACTCTGCGATATAGGCCAGCCGCTCAGCTTTTAGCTGCTCAGGTTTGAAAATGCCCGTATCTTCAGCCGTAAGGATTTGCGCGAATGCTTTCGGGTCACGTTGCGCAGCGACAAGCGTTTTATGCGCGTGATTCCGCCCCCGGCTTGTCGTGATAAACATCTGCCATCCGCCGTTTTCTGCAAGAATCGGACGAAGGTAGGCTCGGGCCATTGGGTTTGCTAGTGCCCACTCACTGTAGACAATGCCAGCCGGGGCAGAGCCAACCAGGGTGTTATAGCTGTCAGAGCCTACGACCTGCCATGATGAGCCATTGACAAACTCGATCATCATTTCTTGGTTGCGCGTAGTTTTGCGCAGGGCCTGGGGAAATGCCTCGTCAATCCGGCGCTTACCAGTGTGAGGGTTTACAGCGTCCCAAATGGCCTTGCGTGCTTGTCCGTACTCTGGCAGCATGTGCCAGTAACCCGCGACACGTTCAAACGCTGCGCAGGCTGTACGATGCAAGGCTATTTCGTCTTTTCCAGTGCCCCCCTCAGCCTAAACCAAGGGGGGCGAAACACCTGAACGGCGATGCCAAACAAGCTCGGCATGCCGTCCACCAGATTCTAAATATTTCCACGCCGGGAGCTGATAACCTCGCGGATCCCACCCGTTTGGCAGTGTGACGCTAGGCATCTTTATAGGACTTGATTACCACTTGTAGCGGGCCATTATCTGCGCCTGTCACTTGCATGGGCAGTACTTTGCCTATCAGCGCCAAAAATGCGCCCTGCGTCTTTGGGTCGTTTGCCCGGTCAAACAGGTATTGCTGCCCACCAGCATCATTCAAAGCGCCCAAAATCATATCTTTAAGCTCTTTTGTGGCCTTGTTGGGCGCACCTTTGGGCCGTCCTTGCTTCTTTCCAGCAAGGTTTGTATTTTTCGCTACTTTATTGACCATGCAGTCATTATGCTACTTCTGCATAACCTTTGCAAGTATTTAGATGATGGTGGCCAGTGCTAACCTCTGGCGTTGCGTCAGGCTTTCCACGTGTACGCAGTGCGCCGTGGTCACGTTCATACTGCCGCGCTTAGCAAGCGCATGCACCATCATCTAAATATTCACCAAAATTGGGAAGCCTTCGCGGCTGGGTTTGAGCGTTGCGAAGGGGTTACGGTAGGCAAATGCCGATACCGAACCCCAATAATGAGTGTGCCACAAACAAGGGAAACTGCATCATTGTATTTTACTATCTTAGCGATAGATTTTAACTATAACTAGCATCCATGCGGATTTCCGAGGCTTGATGCTGATATTTTGCACAATACCCGACTAATTAGTTTAAAACTATCGGTTTTGTGCCTTCGATAGAAACAATTTTGCAAAACCTAGGGTTTGCGATAACACTACCAGTAGCGTAATGCCTTATGATTCATTCATCGCAACACACTGGAGATTGAAAATGAAATCAGGCTCACAAATCACGCTCAATGCAAATTACAGCCACGGAGCAATGCGCGGCAAACAAGTCACACTCGTTCGCCATGTCCACTTTTCTGTCTGGGTTGTGTATTGCCCGGCTCTGGGTATCAGTAAATTTATCAACCTATCCGCCTAACCCCTCAACCCCTGAAAGCACAAAATGTATAAATTTATTGCATACGAGCGTACCGAATCCGGCCAAGTGACGCGGAAACACAACCGCGTGAATTTGTCTGCGGAAGATATTATCACTCGCTACAACCACCCAGAAAAATTACTCGGGTGGCCAGAGAAAAAAGTTTATTGGTCAAAAAATGAGGGGGAATGCGTTGGTTTTGCGCCGATGACAGTCGCCGCCGAAAAAGCAATTAACGAATAATCCTGAAAGCACAAAATGACCAAATCAGAAGCCCGCGAAGTTGCAAAACTAGATGCTGTCTCTAAGTGGGCTCAGCCCGACATTGGCTATCTCGCACGCGGGTACAGCGCCCTTGTTCGTGCAGCCCGCAGACAGTCCAGTAAAGACGAGATTACGGTTCACGCCGCCGCTCGGCCTGCCGTTGTTCGGCATCCTGAGTTTATCGTTTAACCCTGAAAGCACCCTATGACCACCTCACATACTCCTGGCCCTTGGGTTGTTTTGCCAGAAGAATGCGATAAAGCATACATTCGCATTCGTGGCACTCAATTAGGTGGGCGCTACAAAATAGCAAACATCATTACACCAGTTTACGACGGCGTTTTACCTCGTGAGGGCGTGGAAACCAGAGCCAATGCCCGCCTGATTTCAGCGGCACCGGAATTGCTTTCAGCATTGCAATCCGCGTTAGAGTTCATTGATTCCCAACTGTTCGCCCAGCGGGCCGAATTGCAGGCCCAATGCCGCGCAGCTATTGCAAAGGCTACAGCATGAAAACCAGGACATTCAAGTTCGTCAACCTGATACGCGCATCGGATCACGGTTCAGATTGGTACGGAAATTGTGAAATTTGCAACCACTCAATGCCAACCGCCTATGTTCACGAAAGAGCCGAGGTAATCATTGATTCTGAAACTGCCGAAAAAAAACTAAAAACACACGGGCAAGTGTATTGCCATTCAGGCTGCGCAATCGAAGCCTATGGCGATCACATCGAAAAATCGACCCTCGCCAAATCAATCAGCGGTAAGTATTGCCTTTTGCCCGATTTTGCTTTTGAAGGACTGCAATGACCCGCTCCCGAATCGTCTGGACGGTCTTTGCTGTCTGGATTTCTGTCTATCTTACCCTGTGCCTGCTATTTGCAGGTGCAATTTATCCTCAGTCGCCAGCCGGAAGCGTTTTCCGGTTTATCTTTGGAGCATAGCCATGTACACCGCGACCCTCTGTAATTGCATTTGCAAGCCCGCCCAGGCACGCGAAGCCGAGCGGCTTTATACGCAAGCCCTTGACGATCATTTCGGCAGCTCTGAGGCCACTCTAGCGGCTTTCCGTGATGCTTCCAATGGCGGAATGGATGAAGCCGAATGGGCTCGGGCCGATTATGCCGCTGGGTGTACTGCCCTGGCTGGCATTGGTAAGCACAGTGCAAGCGCCCACTTTGAATTGGATGTCGAATGAACCCATTAGTTCCCCCAGCTATTGCGCATTTACAAGCCAACCCCGGCGCGTCTATCTTCAATACAGCTATTGACTTTGGGGTCAGTAAATCAACCCTTCGCCGTGCATGGTACAAAGTCCGGCCCGGTACGGCGAAAGTTGGCCGACCACAATCAGACCGCACAAAACGTGCGCTTGCGTTCCGGCTTGCTAATCCGGGCATGACTCAGGTTTCCATTGCCAAGCAGTTCAAAATCACGCCTGTAACGCTTTCTCGGGCTTTGAAGCGTAATGGCTAGGCAGCAGTCACCAAAGACCGCCGAGGCCGTGGCTTGGGTGTTAGCTCACCCTGGTTGCGTTTTAGCTGGGGTTGCTCAGGCTTACGGGATTCACCGGGTTACACTGTGCGCAGCGCTGAAAAAGCATCGTAAGCATTGTCCTACGTGTGGGCATCCTGTTCGCCCACATTAATCCCATTCAGCCCGCCAATCGCCGTTTGCCTTGATGACGCTTTGGGTTTGTTTTGCCCAATGCTTCATCATTTCTTTTGTGTCGGCTTTGTTGCCTAGTTTGTATTGGTCTGCGTCCTGATGGCACCCCGGTACACCTGGCCGCGTCGAACAGAGTGGTACACACGTCAAATCAGAGGTTTTGATTCCCTTGCCGCTGGCTTGCATGTGCGCTGCCTGGCTGATTCCGCTGATGCCGCACCATGCGCAAGGCAACGCCGCTACGAGCCGCCGATAAGGCTCTGATCGCGCTGGGTTTTCTTTTTGGCGGCTCACTGCAAATTCCAATGGCTCATACTGCGCTCCAGCACGGCTATTCGTTCGTCGGTTTCCTTTTTCATGCCGACCAGTTCCCGAACGTCACCCGGCAAGATTCCGACGTGCTTTAGCTGTGCCTTTTCCTGCTCTGTGCAGATTATGCGCAGGTTGTAGAGCTTTCCGTCGTTGCCTGCTTGCTCGTATGTCCATGTTTTCATGTTTTCTCTTTTGGGTAAATAGGCTTGCCGTCACCGCCTACCCATACCGACATCGGATAAGGCAGATTGCACAATTGTTCGACGTGCGCCCTTCCCATTTCTGTTATAGCAAAGCGGTTAATATCTACCGTCGCCACGATCAGGCCATCAGATATAAAGTCTTCGACAACTTCACGATGCGCGGGCCACTCCAAATGCTCTAATGGTTCTGGGCTGTAGTAGCACTTCAGCAGAATCTCGATTGATATAGGGCTCATGGCTTTTTCCGGTACGTCAACGCATTGCTGTTAATCCATAGCGCCGCCATCGTCGCGTGTACCTTGTCAGTGGTCGTCGCTCCACCCGGTAGCGTCCAAGCCTTGCGATAACCGCACCACACGATTACGCCCTGTCCTTCTCGGATTGTTTGCTGTTCGTCCATTTTTCACCTCTTTAAAAAAATCAATGCTCTGAATCTGTACCCGGTCTATCTCTACCCGCTCACCTTGTCGGGTTTTGAACCAGCGGGATACGATTAGGGCTGTGCTTTTGACTGGCGTTGTCACTCGTTGCGCTCCAGCTCGTAAAACGTCACGCCCAATTCTGTAGCCGCGTATGCTTCGACCTGAGTGCAAAACTCGCAGAATTCAGCCGTGTTTAGATCCGCTGAACTTTTGCCGATAACCTCGCCATTTGGCAGTTCAATCACACCGATGAACTTGCGTTTAAACACTTCGTGCCAGCTTTCAGCGCCAAATAGTTGACCCCCTGGCGCGGCCTGCTCTGCAATTTGAGCCAATACGCCTTTTCCCCAATAGCGCCGATTCTGTCGCTGGCTGCGCTTTCTCAGGGAGATTGTCAGAATCAGCCGCTTGCCATCCTGAAGCCACCGGGCCAGAAATGGATAAACCTGTTCCTTGATAACCGCCCAAGCTTGCTGGCGATTGTGAAGTTCAAGGGTTAGCTTTGAATCGGTCACAGCGTCCAAAAAC